ATGTCGCAAAACCTGCTTTCCTTTAACGTTAAAAAGATTCCTTGGCTGGGGGTGGGGTGTGCCTTATTCCTATACACTCTATCGTTAACGCACTAGGCAAGGCTTGCCTATATGTCTCGTTGTGTCCTGTTCCTGTCATCGCATCTCCCTTCCCTTAATCCCGAAATTCTCAGACCACTTGCTGATCTCTTTTTCCACTGCTTGCTTTGTAACGCCATGCTCCGTTGCTATTTCTTCCATCGTGATCTCGGATGTCGATAGGCAGTAGGCGATGACTTGCAACATCATCTTTGGGTGCTGCTGCTGCACACAATAGCCCAGCATAATCCAGACAGCGTGAGATATAACGGCCCGTGCCTCCGCTTGCACGTCTGCGGGTAGGTCGTCCAGCTCTCTCTCTACTTCCTCAAGGTCGAAGTCCGTGATAAGGATCGACTTGCTTTGGCCTTCACTGTCCGTCTCAAAGCCGATGTCGTGGCTCACAGCTCTACCCCTTGATGGGCGCACAATTCCACGATGCGCTTTAGCAGTCTCTTCACCATTAACGCTTGATGGTCGGCGAGGTTTGGCCACTTGCTTCGCACGCGCTCCAGCTGCACGCAGAGGTTTGCCCCGACGCGGTGTAGCTCCACGAACTCATCCCTAGCGTGCGCTTGCTTGGCTGTAGCTCCAGGCTCAGGGGCAGGCAGCAGGAGCTTCAATGCCGGCATCTCCAGCTGATCAGGATGTGAGGCGACGTAGCGTTTCGCGCTGTGGTAGTGGATCCGGCTCCGCTCAATCTCTGGATCGATGGTTGCGATCTGTTGGGGTGAGTAGCCGCTCTCATCAATCAGTCGCCCAACTTTCGCAAATGCAACCAGGGCATTTCCAGTCACGTGCCGCGCTCGAGCTAGGACCGTTTGCGCCTCCTCGTGCGCGCCCTTAATCCTTTCTTCCATGGTTTCCGCCATTTCAGATGTGCTTTTGTCCATGTTTCCTTTCGTTGTTATTGCCCTCCGTCGCTGAGCTTGGGTCGTTAGGCCGTTTCCACTGCTCGCTATGGAAGCTCCCAAAATAAAACACGTGCTCGATGATGACTCCACGGGGATGCGATTCATCGTGCTTGCGTATCGTGAGCTTACAGGGCGCGAGGTTCTTCGGGTGGTTCGCGTGTATCTTTCCAACACCAAGGGACGCAAGAAACCGGGCACAAGCGTCACTATTACGACCGTCATCCGTTAGCGTGACTGTGTATTTACAACGGCCTAACCATGCGCTGCATCGAACCCGGCCATTAGCCTTTGATTTCAAGGGTGAGTCTTTCATGGCCGGGTCGCTGAGCTTGGGTCGTTAGGCGATAGCGCGATAAACTCCGCACGTTGCAGGTTTTCTAGCCGGATGATTTTGCTATCCACTAGCCGTCTTGCCTTCCACGATGCATCGTTTGGAATGTTGCCTGTAAGTTCGCACAGGTGGATTGATCCGGTGCGCAAGCGCAGCAAAAACATCGCCCCATCTGGATATGCTCGGAGTTTGTCATGCGGGCGTGGCTTCCAATCCAGATTAGAACGCTTCAAGAAAGACAGTCTGCATTTGTCCACGGCCCATGATCATTCACAAAAAAACGACAAGCGCAATTCTTTTAATATTCAACGACTTACGCAACCCATGAACTGTTTCTTTTCTTTTCTGTTGCGCGAAATAGGAACAACCCCCATAACTAGTGCATCAGCAACGGGCCAGTAACCCGGAGCTGAGAAAACTAAAATGACTCTCACAACCTACGCCAACGGCAGAACGGTCCAGAATAGTAGCGCCGCAGACGCCTTTGCAGATCTACTAATGGAATTCCCGGAAATGATGATCTACAACGATGGTCAGCGAACTCTCATTTGGGCAGATGAAGCGAGCGCGGAGGACGACGATGGTAAAAATGCCGTAGCGCAAATCACCGTCGTTCCTTAACCCCTAACCCTTCACACTACCTATGCAAACAAACGAACAAAGCGACCCATACAAATACGAGGGCCAAGATGACGACGGTGAGCCCTGCGGTGGGCCGGTAGTCTGGCCGTCCCACGTAGAGACTGACGAAGAACGCCTCGAAGCCGCGCAAGTCGCGGCTGTGATCGAAACAGTCACCGCCATCGGCGGGCTGTTCAGGATATGGGACACTGGCACAGAGTCAGTAACAGAGTTCACGCTCACAACGCGATCAAATCAAAAAATCGCAGTCACGTCAAACGACGTGTCTAACTACCGATTGTACAAGGAGATGAAACCCATCACGTTGGAACAAGTTCTTTCGACCTGTCATCGGCACCAGAACTGGAAGCTGGTCACCTCCCCCGTTGGTTGAAACCCTGTCCCGGTTCGCCGGGGCAGACTTCAGTCAACACAACCACCCGGAAACCCCTTATCCTATGTCACCCGCTCTTCTAGCTAAAGTATTCCACTGCTCAGAATCCCAAATCATAGCTCAGCGTCAGAAAAACAGGACTCAACTCCTAGCTATGCGCGAGAAGGCAATTCGGACCAAAAAGAAAGTAAATGGCTACACTTCCGAACAACTTGAGAAACTAGCCAACAAGTAACCCCTAGAACCCTACCAATTGAATGAACCACACACCTAAACCACCCCACACTCCCGGACCATGGAATTACCGTGATGGCGTTCAAGCCACATGGGCTGTTTTTGCAGTCTTAGACCACAGCCGCTACATCACACGCTCACTGAATCCTCAACCAATCGCTGAGATACCTCGCCCGGATTACGATGAACGCGGAGTTATTGAGGCTGATGCCAACGCACGCCTCATCGCCTCCGCTCCTGATCTCCTCTCTGCCTTGGAGCTGGCCCTTGCGACAATCGAACGCCTGGTTCCTTCCCATGTCGGATTTGACAGCACGCGAAAAACTAAGGACGTGATTTGTGAAGCTATCGAAAAGGCGACAACCCAAAAGGCCACCGAATGAAACAGATCATCTTTGCCGCCGCAGTGAACTGGGAATATGTCGCCACGCACCACAACCGAGAGCGGGATGGGCTAGTGAAACCCGGCCCCTGGTGCAACCGCATCATTCAGCACGCTAGAAGCAATGGTTACAAGGGCAAGATTACCTCTGCCGGTGCCTGCCGGATCATTAACGCGCATACCCCATGAAAACCTTTACCTTTCTGGCCTTTTTGTTCCTCTCCCTTAGCTGTCACGCCCTGGACGCCGAGAAGCTCGCCAATGCCATCTACCGTGCCGAAGGCGGAGCCAAGGCCCGCGTTCCCTACGGAATCTTGTCGGTCAAAGTCTCCAGCGAAGCCGAAGCCCGTCGAGTCTGCTTGAACACGATCAAGAATAATCACACCCGCTGGATCAAGGCTGGAAAGCCTGGTTCCTATCTGTCTTGGTTAGCCAACCGTTATTGCCCGAAATCCGCCGATCCCGTTGGCCATCGAAATTGGCTTGCTAATGTCTCGCGTATCTATTCCGCATCATCCCCCACAAAATGAAAACCATCGATCCCACTATCCATCCCACCGTCTCCCGCATTTTCCGCGATGCTTTGCACTCCCGCATCTTGACCGACGCCGAGATATCTCGGCTCTCTGGACACCTCGCGGAACAGGCTGTCCGCAGCCACGAAGCCATTGCCGGTAAACTACATTACGAACCCCGCGAAGCGTTTCTTGAGACAGCCTTCATTGCCGCGACGGAGGCTAGCCTTGCCCTTCCACGTTACGAGGAAGGCCGATTCATCGTCACCCCGCAATTCGAGGAAGCAATGTCACTCGCCGCGACACGTGCGATAGTGGACAAGATCGATGAGATGGAAAAGGATTCCCGTGTCTAACTTTTTCCACAAAACACTTCGTCGCGATGTCGTGTCGACTAGCACGCGCACATCAACAATCCTGCGAGGTAAAACCTATCAGGAATACGCGCACAACTACTCACTGTTGACGTGCGGCCACGAAATAAAGCGAAATCTTAGCCAGAAACTCAGGCTCCGGTTGCGTTGTAAACGGTGCGAGGAGTCGGCAGGATGAAAAAGAAAAGCTATCCCCGATTGCTCCGCAAGTTTTGCGAGTGCGGGAATGTAGCGGGGACGAACCGCGTCGGTGGTGGCAACATCTGCGACCGCTGCTGGGTGCTGGACGGGAGCCGGAACAAGGATGAGCGCAGTTTGTCCAAGGCGATCAAGGATCGTGAGGCGGAGGCGTTGCGTGTGAGCGCGAGCCATTGTGCGAGAGTGTTTATTGGTAGGATTTAAAATACATATATATGAAAACCACACCCCATGGCCCACTGCACCATCTATTCGTTAAGCAACAGAATGACCGGCTGATCAGCGTGCCACGTGAAAACGGATTGACCAAGGCTCACGAGAAAGAGAGTGACGGGAGAGACTGCCTGTCAGACATGAGCCTAGCGCGTAACCATCCCGACTTCCTGCGGCGCTCACTGAGGGAGTTTGGATACCAGGGAGAAGAATAGAACAACTTAACCACTACAATAGATAACCTTATGACTACAACACCTAAACTTTCCACGCTCACAGTTGGCCAGTTGCTCGACGATGCCTTCCTGCTCACACGTTGTCAGTCCACTCGCCACCCTACTAACGTCGTCGAGATCCGGTTAACGACTCGCAGGCTGGAGGTTGAGACGACGCCGAACGAAAATCTGACTGACAAGGTTGAGAAGCTGGAGCGAGATCTGGAGCAGGCCGAGAAAGACTGGCAGATCATCGAGAAGGAAGCACTTCTTCTCGAAGAGGAGCGCGACGGACTTTTGAAGGATCACCGGACCCTGGAATTGAAGGTCAAGGAACTGGAGAAATCACTTTCTAATCTGACAGGCTCTAAAATCTCCTAGGAGACGCGGGACGTGTGCAACTACGATTCCAACCTCAAGATTCAATGGCAACCCCTTCCCGCTCGAAAGAATGACACTCAAGACTGTCTACGTGACTCTACTTTCACCCCAGGGGAAGGATTTACCCTCCCGCCGAGCTTGCGGGTGATCCGCAAGAGCAGAGGCGGGAAGGGTGAACGAAGTGAATCCTGACCTCCAAATGATATATAACTCTTAAACCAAGACTGAAAGGATGGTTTAAGAGTAAGCACTGGACCGGACACCACTTTAGCACCCCATGTTTTTGATCGTTTTTGCCCTTTCTAATGCCGATTTTGACTCCATGATACAACGCAACCAGTAATACACCGTTTTGGCACCCCTAGAAAACATGAGAGAAACCAATTTCAGTCAGATACTTACGGCGAAACATTGCGTCTTTAATTTTTGCACTTCCTGTTACCTATTATGCGCTCTATGACCCCCCTTGACCGAGCTTACAAATATGTGGCCAATATGCCGCCAGCAGTCTCAGGTTCTGGAGGCCACAATGCGACCTTCACGGTGGCTACGGTTCTGGTTCACGGATTCAGCCTTTCACAGTCCGATGCGATGATGGTCCTGTCGTCCTACAACCGCCGCTGCGACCCGCCGTGGAGCGAAAAGGAGTTAGCGCACAAACTTGATTCAGCGGCCTCGAGCACGCACGACAAACCCCGTGGATGGTTGTTAGAGGACGAGAAGCCGAAGCTAGTGTTCCGCAAGGTCTCAACTACGCCACTGGCGTATAGCCCGAAGGCCGCAAGCCCCGAGTCCACACGCTCATTCCTTGAATCCGTATTCCAGCCTAGCGATGTCGTCTGCATCGTTCAGACTAGCATCTGCGAAGCTGGGAAACATCGCCCTGACCACGGAGGTTCATTCCTAACCCGCGAGGAGTGGGCCACGAAACACTTCGCTGGAGAGGCTCACACGTCCTACTTCCGCGACCTCGACGGCGGAGCCTGGGTCCGAATTAATCCGATGAAGGCGGATGGTGACGGGAGCGACCAGAGCGTGACTAGCTTTCGCCATGTCCTAGTCGAGGGCGACGAGCTTCCACGGTCGGAGCAGGAGCGAATCCTCCGAGAGAGTGGCCTACCAATCGCTGCCCTCATCGACTCTGGTGGGAAGTCCATCCACGCATGGGTCAAGGTTGATGCGACCGACTACAACCAGTGGAAGGAGCGTCGGGATATAGTCTACGCTTCGCTTGAGGAACTTAAACCGTGCGCTCAGAATAAGAATCCTTCTCGCCTGTCCCGTCTCCCTGGTGTCAACCGCGGCGAGTCAACGCAGGCACTCCTAGGCCTATCCCTTGGCGCGAAGACATGGGACGACTGGAAAGATTTTCACGAATTGGGCGAGATACCTGAGCCGATTAGCTGGAAGTCCCTCATGGATTTCGACCGGAAGAACGACCCGAATAACCTAGTCGGTGATCGATTCTTGTGTCGTGGTGGCTCACTCATCATCTCGGGCGAGTCTGGAATCGGGAAGTCCTCGGCCTTGATGCAGCTTGCTCTATTGTGGGCCAGTGGTAAGGACTTCTTCGGGATAGATCCTCACAAGCCGCGTCGAATCGGCGTCATCCAGGCCGAGAACGACCTCGGGGATCTAGCAGAGGAGTTCCAGGACATCGTAGCGGGTGCGAATCTCAACGCGACAGACTGCGGGTGTGTCCAGTCCAACCTGTTTTTCTGGCGCGAGGTGATCAAGACCGGTCCGCAGTTCATCGCGCATTGCCGGCGGTTGATCAAGCGTCACAAGTTGGACTTCCTGATCGCGGACCCGATGTTCGCTTTCTGTGGGGGCGACTTAGCCGACAACTCTTTCCTCTCGACGTTCTTGAGAAACCAACTCAACCCTGTGATTGAAGAAACTGGCGTTTGCTGGGTCTGGCTGCACCACACAGGGAAGCCCAAGGTCGGCTCAGGCAATTCTCTCTCCGACTCGAAGTATTCGGCCTACGGTGGGTCTGAGATCATCAACTGGGCGCGTGCTACTATTGCGTTGTCCTCGACCGAGCAGGCTGGCCAGTTCGTTCTTACGATTCACAAGCGCGGGATGAGGGCAAGGTTGAAGGACGAGTTTGGGATTCGGTCCACAGCTATCCCGGTCCAGCACGCCCAGGATCGGATCTACTGGGAGCGCGGCCACGTAGTCACCCACAAGGTCGAGTCCGAGAAGTCGAAGTCTAGCGGAAAGTTCAAGATGTCAGGCGGTAAACTGAGGAGTGTGAAATGAGAATACTGATTGCCTGTGAATACAGCGGCGTGGTTCGGGATGCGTTTTCCGCTCTCGGACACGAAGTCTGGTCGTGCGACCTTTTGCCAACTGAGTCTCCTGGGTTGCACTATCAGGGCGACATTGGGCACTTGCTGGATGGCTGGACTCCAGTGAGACATCAATGCGAATGTGATCCAGAGGGCGATGGCCTGTGCCGATTAACTGGCGGAGACACATCGGAGTGCAAATGCATTGGTCCAACACAAGACGAAGTGGAATACCTGGAAACAGAGCATGGTCTTTTTGGAAGGTTAACGAGCAAGCCTAACTGGGACATGATGATCGCATTCCCTCCCTGCACAGACCTATGCGTTAGCGGCGCGAAGCATTTTGCAGCCAAGAGAGCAGATGGAAGACAGCAGCGCAGTGTCGATTTCTTCATGTCTCTTGCCAATGCTCCGATCCATCGGATTGCGCTTGAGAATCCAGTCGGGATCATGTCAACACAATGGAGGAAGCCGGACTGCATCATCCAGCCTTACGAGCACGGGCACGAAGCGACGAAGACAACGTGTCTATGGCTGAAGAATCTTCCCAAGATAACTCCAACAAACATCGTAGGAAAAGGTGCTCGGCACGTTACGAAGGGCGGCAACAGCCTGCCTGAATGGTATAACCTGCCACCGTCGAAGGATCGTTGGAAAATCAGGTCGGCTACCTTCTCTGGAATCGCCGCCGCAATGGCCCAACAATGGGGGACTCTGTGACCCCGCCCACCCAGCCCTACCGTCTCCACTTCGAGAAAATGGAGTGGAAGCACAAGTTCCACGTCATTCCTCACATCTGCCGGACTCTCGACATCAATCCTGACAAGGCTGAGTCGGTCTTCCACCAGCTACGGAACAAGGGAATCATCATCTACAACAAGCGACGTAACGCATGGCGCGGGACAGCGTATGCGTGGGACACCGATCCCAAGGACGCGGTTGGCCAACTATGGGCCGAGTCAAAGAGCCTTCGCCGCTACCTGAAGCAACTTCGCAAGAACGATCTCATTCTCCGAGATGAACTTGAAACCTCGAACAAAAGAATCTTAGCCCTAGAACAGAAACTTGGTTGACCTTTTAATAAATGACTGCTACAACTTCAACAGATCGAATGAACCCTCCCCCGACAGCGCACCACCGAGACAAATACCGTTTCTCCGACATCGTAGCTGGAGAGCCGAGAGTTGGCTGTGACCAGAAGCAAGCCCAGGCCGCGAACGTCTTCTCTAACCAGAACAAGCGCGGGATCAAGCTGTGCCGCAGAAAGCAGGAGGACGGCAGCTACACGATCTGGAGGTTGTCGTGATCTTCCTGTTAGGCTGCGCCGTCGGGGCCGTAGCCGCAACTTTAGCTCTGGCCCTTGTCAGAGCGAACGAAGAGTAGAGGAGATAAACAGAATGAATGCGAATTTCAGTGAATTGAAAGGAAAGACAGTCGTGTCAATCAATGGCATGGTCAAAGGAAGCGAACTTGTCACGATAATATGCGACGACAGGTCAGAGTATCTGATGCAGCATATTTCTGACTGCTGCGAGGATGTGCGGGTCGAAGATGTCTGCGGCGATGTCTCGGACCTGATTGGATCAGGTGTGATCCAAGCCGAGGAGAACTCGTCAAGCGACCAATTGGAAGGTAAGCCGATCGACGACAGCTACGGAACATTCACTTGGACGTTTTACCGCATCGCCACAGCCAAGGGCCAAGTCGTGATCCGATGGCTCGGTGAGTCTAACGGATACTACTCGGAGAGAGTTGATTTCAGTCGGTCAAAGTAAGGAGAGCAGAAACTATGAATGAAACAAACGCGCTAGTCGCGGCGGGGCAACCGTCGCTTGGTATCACGCAATCGGCCTACGACAAGATCGAAGATCCGGTTAGCTTCTGCAAATGGATGGGCGGGCTGATCCGCCAGTCAGGCACTTTTGGAACGGCTGACGGTCCTGGCGGTGTAGCCCAAGGCGAGTTGATCGCCATGCAGTGCTTGGTTGAGAAACTCCCGCCGCTGGAATTTGCCCGCACCTACCACATGATCGAAGGGAAGCAGGTCATGCGGGCCGATGCCATGCTTGCCAAGTTCCAGATGAGCGGTGGACGGGTGAAGTGGAACAAGCTCACGAATCAGGAGGTTTCAGCGACCTTCATCAGCGGGGATAACTCTTTGGAGTTCACCGCGACCTACGACGAGTTCGTGAAGAACGGCGTGGCGATGGGAGCAAAGGGAGTAAAGGACAACTGGCGCAAGTTTCCGAAGGCGATGCTCCGCGCCCGCGTGATCTCGGACGGCGTCCGGACTCTCAAACCCGAGATCATCTTCGGGTATTACACTCCCGAGGAGGTTGAGGACTTTACTCCACAGCTAGTGCGACAGGAGCAAGCTGCACCGTCAGGTAAAGTCTGGACACCGAGTCAGAGCGTGACTGATAAGCTTGACGCGAAGTTCGGGAACTCGGCCGACGCAGTGAACGGGTATCTCGTCGGGAAGGGGATATTGAAGGAAGGCCAGTCGTATAGAGACCTCCGTGGCCAACAAGCTAACACCGTCCTTGAGTCCGCTGATGAGATTATTTCCATTGCAAGCGCGATTGAGATTATGGAGGAAACCAAGTGAGCAAGAATTCAAACGACCCGGCGTTTCCGGTTTGCTACCAGCACAAAGGAGAAGATGGTGAGCTTGAATCGACGTGCGAACATTGGGGAATCACTATGCGCGACTGGTTTGCGGGACAGGCATTGGTTGGGTTGCTGGCTGCTTACGGACCGCACGCAATCATCGACCAAAAAGGTCTGGCAATTTCTCCAACTGTTGCGCCGTGTGCGTTTGCAATTGCCGACGCCATGCTCTCCGCCCGAGAGAAAGGAACACTGTGAGTGCCGAATCCTCCTACGACGCGCACGACGCCGCCGAGCGTAAAGCTGAGCTTGAGAACGCGGTCTACACAGTCACGAACTCGGAAGGCCGGGTTAACATGATGCTTGAAGCGTTCGACACACTCGGGGACAGCTACCACCAGATGATCTGCGAGGAGTTGCTGGAGCGGATCAAGAAAATGAAAGGAGATTAATCCATGAAAGAAACACCAAAACCTGCTTACATCATCCGCTGTACTCAACTGTCCGTCTCACCTCCTGGAGAGTCCCTGTATTCCGAGCGATGCACCATCATCACCATCGTGGATGAGGGGGGCGGGGAGTCTGTTGAGGTGAAACAACAGTCTGGAGAGACAAAAGAAGAAGATCAATCGATCCGCATCGATTCCACGGAGTGGCTCACGCTGAAAGACGCCATCACAACGATGATAAACGCTTGCAAGCAGGACCAGGAATGACGCCATGGCCAATCATCCAGAAAAACCGGCGCAAGGCCCAGCTCTGCACGACCTGCGGCGACAAGGCTGAGGCGAGCCGCTGCGGGATATGCGCACACAAACACCGCGAGACGAACAGGGAACACATGCGGAGGAAGCGGATGAGGAACTCAACTTTGACAACCAATATAAATGAATGAGCTGGCATTATTCGCAGGCGCTGGTGGTGGCATACTCGGCGGCAAACTGCTTGGATGGAAAACCGTCTGCGCTGTTGAATGGGATGCCTACGCACGGGATGTCCTGGTCGCCAGACAAAACGACGGCTCCTTTGAAGCCTTCCCGATCTGGGATGACGTTCAATCCTTCGACGGGCGGCCTTGGCGCGGATCTGTTGACGTGGTGTCTGGCGGTTTCCCGTGTCAGGACATCAGCGCCGCCGGCAAGGGAGCCGGGATCGACGGAGCCCGGTCCGGGATGTGGTTCCACATGGCACGGATCATTGGCGAGGTGGGACCGCGCTACGTCCTCGTGGAAAACTCCCCAATGCTCACTTCTCGAGGGCTTGGACGAGTTCTCGGCGACTTGGCCGCGCTGGGGTATGATGCGCGATGGGGAGTGCTCGGTGCAGTCGATGCCGGTGCTCCACACAAGAGAGACCGAATCTGGATCGTCGGAACTCTGGCCGACGCCGTGTTTGCCAGGGAATGGCGGAAGCCATGGGAAAGCGAAGCTGAAGGAGATGCTTTGGCCGACGCCCAGATGCCAAATGACAAGGCCGGTGACAATTCGAGAAGGAGGGAACCGTGGGAACTTGGAGGAAGTAGTAGCCGAACGAATGTGGCCCACACCGGACACATGCGCGGGCGGGACTGGTCCGAGTCAACTGAAGCGCAACCAGCCACGGCTTCAGGATGCAGTTCTATTTGCGACACCCACCGCACGGGATGGCAAGGGCCACACGATAACGAAAAATCACCCGGATGGATTCAACAAGAGTCTAGCGAACCAAGTGAAGCTGTGGCCGACGCCAACAGCATCAGAGGACGCCGCGGGATCAGTGAACGGGAAAATGCAGTTCATGCTGACTCACGCAGCGAAGCTATCGGAGCCAGAACAGACGGCGGTTGGTGGGCAACTGAACCCGACCTGGGTCGAGTGGCTCATGGGGTGGCCGCTCGGATGGACCGACTGCGCTGCATCGGCAACGGACAAGTTCCAGCAGTGGTCCGCCTCGCATGGCGCGTGCTAAGTGAAGGCGCTCGGCTTCAAGGAATGTACCCGGCAGCGCGATGTTCCGCTTCGGATTCGGCTGCTATGACGGCTAAACCTTCTATTTAGAACATGAACCAATACCACAAGAAAGAAATAAGACCCGGTCGCTGGCACGTAATCGCTCCAGACGGGTTTCCTCTCTACGACGACACACCGCATGGGAAGGACAAGCCGATGGTCTTTACCGACGAGGGCAAGGCTGATATGTGCGTGAGCCAGTGCAACGAAGACCTAGAGCAGAACGAGTTTGTTGTCATGAAATCACTCCCATGAAATCACTCCCATGAAAATCATCCATGATCTTCCCGCCGAGACCTACCACGCGATGCCCGAGCTGTCGAACAGCGGGATGTCGAAGCTGAAGAAAAGCCCAGCTAACTTCAAGCACTACCTCGACCACGGGTCCGAGAGCACGGACGCGATGGAGTTCGGATCGATGTTCCACATGGCCATCCTTGAGCCGCACCTGTTCAACTCGACCTACGAGTCGACCAATTGCAACGACAAGCGCACGTCTGCCTACAAGAGCGCGGCGAAGGCGATTGAGGCTGCTGGCAGAATCCCGATTGAGGAGAAGACAGTCATTCAGTTGATGAAGATGAAGGATGCAATGCAGTCTTCATTCCCAGGATTCATCCCGTTGCGAGATGGCAGGCCAGAGGTGTCCGTGCTCTACGAAGACGATGGCGTGCAGTGCAAATGCCGGATCGACTACCTTGGCGATGACGCGATTATTGACCTGAAGACTACGACCGACGCGAGTGCGAACGGATTTCAAGACTCCGTGTTCAAGTTCGGCTACAACCGACAGCAAGCCCACTACCAGCGTCCGTTCGAGTTGGCTGGGACACCGAAGCGGTTCTACTTCTGGGCCGTCGAGAAAGAACCGCCCTTCCTCAACGCCATCTACGAACTCGACGAAGCCGCCCTAATCATGGGACGCGCCGAGCGCGAGAAGCTGATGGCCCTTTACAAGACCTGCAAAGCCCTCGACAAGTGGCCCGGTCTTCCCACAACAATCCAAACCATTTCCCTGCCCGCTTGGGCATTTAGGGATAAGTCAGACAACCAGTAAACAACAGAACCACTATGGCATTCAAGATCGACAGAAAATCAGCGGAACTTCCTCCCCTCGTATCGGCTCCCGGCAAATACCGTTCGGTAGTAACGCACGTCAAAGGCGAGTTAAAGAACGGGTCCGAGATCGCAGTGATCACGTTCCAGACCGAGAGCGGCGAGAGCCAGATTGAGCGTCTCTACAACAAGCGGCAGAGCGACTGGAAGCTCCAGCAGTTGATCGCGGCGACTCCTGAGTTCACGCTGGAAGAGGGAACTGAGATCGACTTCGACCAGAGCGACACGTTCGTCCCGTTCCTCCAGCAGTTCGTCGGGTTGAAGGTTGGGCTTGATGTCCAGCCTGACACGTTTGTTGGAAGTGATGGCACACCGCGCACGAACCACAAGGTCAAGCGGTTCATCAAGCCGGATTCGTTCTGATCACAACGTAAACCACCGATGAAGGTCCGACCCCTGATTCGGTCCAACGATAAGTCCAGCGAGGCTTGGTTAGAGTGCAAATTTTATGATACCCAAAACAATAATCCATCTCCTGTCTGGCGGACTTGACTCCGTGACGATGCTTTACGACCTGAAGGCTCGGGGCCACTCCGTCCACTGTCTGTTGTTCGACTATCGGCAACGCCACAAGCAGGAACTCCTGTGGGCTAAACAGCACGCGAGCAGATGTGGCGTGCTCTACACGACGATGGACCTTCCACAACTTGGCGGACTGACCGAGCAAAGCTGGATCGTCCCCAACCGCAACGCCATTTTTCTGAGCGTGGCCGTGAACGTAGCGTGCAAGGCTGGTGCGGACACTGTGACCATCGGATGCAACGCCGAAGACGCGGGATACTTCCCTGACTGCCGGAAGGCTTTTCTGGACGCGATGAACGCGGCGACCCGTGCCGCAGGCTATGACGTGGAAATCTGCGCTCCCTATCTCGACAAGTCGAAGGCGTGGATTGGCGGAATGGCGCAACAGATGGGCGTCCATCCGAACGAAATCTGGACCTGTTACCACGGTGGAGCAAAACCCTGCGGAGAGTGCCCAGCCTGCAAAAAACTGGAGGTCGCATGTGGACAGTAAGTAAAGAGTTCCACTTCGATTCGGCTCACTCACTGCCGCATCTTCCGCCGACGCATAAGTGCCACCACCTGCATGGGCACACCTACAAGGTCGTGGTCCATTGCGCTGGAGACCTGATTGCGGACAAGTCTTGGGTGGTGGACTACGCCGACATCAAGGCTGTTGTTCAGCCGCTCGTTGAATCTCTCGACCATAAGAACCTGAACGAGATTTTGAACACCCACACCACCGCCGAAAACATCGCTTTTTGGTTCTGGTGGAATCTAAGGGACAGGCTTCCGGTCTCGCGGATCGATGTCCATGAAACAACCGGGACTTGCTGCACCTACGAACCATGATGCTGGTGATGGGGCAATCCAACCGGGTATGGCACTACTGGGCAGGCCGGTATCCAGGATCCGTTGGAGTCCTCATCGGGCCAAGTTATGGGAAAAAGGTTCCCATCGACCCATGGATGCCGTTCGTGTTGGATAACGACGCCTTCACATCATGGCGAGATAACAAGCCGTGGGATGTGGAAGCGTGGCGGAAAATGATCCAATGGATTCGGATGACGGGCCAGAAGCCGCTATGGGCCGCGGTTCCCGACGTGGTGGCGGACAGGGAGGCGACGATGATGAACTGGCCTGTTTATAGGGATGAGATCAAGAGGATTGGCTGGCCTGCCGCGTTTGTGGTGCAGGACGGAATGAAGCCGGAGGATGTTCCTTCTGATGCCGATGTGGTGTGTGTTGGAGGAACAGACAGATGGAAGATGCCCAACCTTGGAATGTGGACAGCAAACTTCCCGAGGGTCCATTGCCTTCGGGTTAATTCGAAGCAGGACATTGAGGCTTGCGAACGGCTTGGGTGTGAATCGGTGGATGGAACGGGATGGTTTCGAGACCCTTCTAGGCCCGACAAAATACCAATGCTGAAGATGTTTATCGAAGGGCACCGAAACGGAACGCCCGAATTATTTAAGGCGTTCGATTTGCACTCTAACAACGCACTATCCAAACTTTCCGAGATATGACACTCCGACCCTACCAATCCGATTGCGTCGAGGCGTGCTTCGAGAGCTGGAAGAAGTTCCGAAAACTTCTCGCGGTGCTTCCCACAGCGGCTGGGAAAACAATAGTGTTCTCGAAGATCGCAGAACGGGCCGCTGGTTGCGTCCTCATCCTCGCCCACCGAGACGAGTTGATTCAACAGGCTATAGATAAGCTAGAGTTTGCAACTGGTATCAAGGCGGACCGCGAGCAGGCAGAACATCACTCGGAGATCTCGTCCCGAGTCGTCGTGGGATCTATACAGACCATGGCGGCTCGGGGGGGCAGATGGCCCACCAATCACTTTTCGACCATCATCATCGATGAGGCGCACCGGACGCTCGGTAATAGCTATCTCAATTTCTTGCATCAACATCCCGGCTCAAAAGTGCTGGGCGTGACAGCTACACCCGACCGCGCTGATAAACAGGAACTCGGGACATTCTACGAGGACGTGGCCTACGAGGTGAGCTTGGTCGAGATGATCAAGCAAGGCTACCTATGCAAGATCCGTGTACGGCAAGTCCCGCTTCAGATCGACGTGTCGGGAGTGCGGAAGGAGATGGGTGATTTCAACCAGGATGACATCGACGCGATCCTTGCACCGTATCTCCCGCAGATAGCGCAAGCAATTCCGCGAGATAGGAAAACACTTGTTTTCTTGCCATTGGTCAAGACAAGCCGATCTTTTACTTCCCAATGCATACTAGCAGGACATGACGCGGAGCATATCGATGGTGATTCAAGCGACAGGCGGGACATTCTAAAACGATTTCATGCAAAACAAACAGGCATCCTCTGCAACTCGTCGCTCCTCACCGAGGGATATGATGAGCCTGGCATTGACTGCGTGGTCTGTCTCCGACCTACAACCAGTCGCGGATTGTATTCCCAGATTATCGGACGAGGAACTCGGATTGCTGAAGGAAAGGACCACCTCCTTATTCTTGATTTCCTTTGGCTTACCGGAAAGCTCCCGCTCGTTAGGCCGAGTTCTCTTGTTACTGGAAGCCGAGAGGTCGGCGAGATCGCAGACAAGCTTGTAGAGGAACAGGGCGAACTAGACATCGAGAAGGCCGTGATCGACGCGACGGCGATACGGGAGCAGTCCCTACGCCGGGAGTTGGAACGACAAGCCATAGCAATCAAGTTCACGAAGCGGGCGAAGACAGTCATCGATCCGATAGAGTGGGCACTCGACCTTGGCGACACGATGCTGGCTGATTACCAGCCCACGATGGAGTGGCATAGCAAACCCATAACTGATGGCCAACGAGGAGTACTAACCAAGTTCCGCGTGGATCTTGACCGAGTGACTGGACGTGGGCACGCGAACTCAATCTTGAACAGGATCATGGACCGCTCAAAGCTCAATCTCGCCACGCCGGGGCAGTTGATCTGGCTGAAGAAGAAAGGTCATCCAGCCCCCGCGACGTGTAGCTTTGCAGACGCGACGAAGTTCCTAGCCTCAGTTTTCAAACAACGAACATGAACATCCTCACCCTGGACCTTGCTACACAAACGGGCTGGGCCTGCCACGCCAACGGAATCATTGACTGCGGTTCCGAGTCGTTCCACAGGAACTACGGCAAGAAGCGCACACCTGACGAGCATATCGGGACGGTCTATTTCAACTTCTACCACTGGCTGCTGAACCGTGTCCGCGACGGGAAGCTTGACAAGATCATCTTCGAAGAACCGATGGGGAACTTTAAGAACGCGGCTGGCAGGAATGTAGTCGTTGGCCTACGCGGCGTCTTGATGTGCGTTTGTGCGGCCTACGCAGTCCAGATTGACTCCATCCCGCAAACAAAGCTCAAGAAGCTCGCCACAGGGAGCGGAGGCGCAAAGAAGGACAAGATGATTGCGTCGGCCAAACTTGCGTTCCCTGATCACGACATCATTGACGATAACACGGCGGACGCATTGCTCCTGCTAAAAGTTTCCAAGGAATTAAAGATGTGGAGTTGACAATCAACCCAACATTTATTAAAAGTATAGCACTGCACAATTTGACTGATGAAGAAATCGAAGCCGAATGGAAATACAGGGTCGACAACCGACTTGGCAACTTGTGCCGTGGTAGATTCTTCACTCCAGCCCAGTTGCGAATCGCAGTTGATGAAGCAAACCACTGGAAATTTGCCGCCATCGAATTCCGAAAGTGCGTGCAATCCGACGATACGTCCCGAGTCCGATCTAGTGATGTTCACTTGCCAGATGCCTACACAGCTAAGGTCTGACATTACCAAGGCTCGTAAGCGCGAGAAGGTGAAGAACGACAGCGTGTGGGCCAGGGGAGTGTTGAAGCGGGCGACGGCAGTTTAGGCAACATCAGCCTGTCTTACAGATCGCAACTGTGGGCTTTAAGGATGTGACAGCGGGAAAGACCGCACAAATTTCTTCCCCGGCAATCAGTGTAGCACGTTAATAAACTCAATCAGCAGCTTCTGCTGACAAAGATTGGGATTTGAGGCGACCGTTAAGGGCCAGTCCAACCAAACAATACCAGTTGGGATTGAAACGCCGATTCGTCTGCACCCTTTGTGCAGTGTGACTGTGGGAGGATTCTATTTATGACAAACCTAATACTCATGGCCGAGATGATGCGGCTCATATCCACATCGCAAACTGCCGGAATGATCATAGCCACTAACAGCGTTCGTTTCGAGACGAACGTGACGACACACACGGACTCCGGTACTGCTGCACCAAGCAGCCAGTTCCGTGAACGCTGGATATCCTCAAACGTCTGGAGAATAACAACCCTCGACTTCCTATGGAATAATCGAGTTCGTCAGGTAGCAGACAGAGAGCTAGTTACAAATCACGTCTGGCATATAAAAGAAAAGTGGGAGGTAGTGAAGTGACTGTGGGATGATTACTTTTATGACACCAGAAATCGAAACGAAGGAGTTGGTGGAGTGGCTAAAAAGATTGGCCGGGACAGAAGTTTTGAAAGGCATTCAGTTTATGCTCTTAGAGTCCGCCGCCCGCCTTACCGAACTGGAGAAGGAACGGGAGCTACTACTCAACGCAATCACCGAAGCTGTGCGGGAGGTGGATAAGTGCCCGGAAGATTCGATTCAGGACATTTGGAACGAGTCATTGAAAAGTTGGAAGACCGGACTCCGCATGAACCATAGGTTGGAAGTGAACGCCGCAATGGAGGAAACGAAATGACCCCAACCCCACGAACGGACGCGGTGATCTACGAACCAGGGGAGTATTTTTCGGCGAGTGCAGCGGATTATAGACGCCTAGCCCGCCAGCTAGAAACCGAGTTGTCAGAACTACGCGAGCAGCTAGAACACGCTCTCAACCCGGTCCACTCCTGCGGTGTAGGCTGCCAGCGGGAGGCGTGTGTAGTGCGAAGGGAGTTGGAAGGGAAACTCCGCACCGCCCGCGCCGATGCGTTTGTTGAAGCGGCGGTGATCTGTGTGGAAGTGAGATTTTGTGACGCTGGCGTTGCTAAAATTTTCCTTGATAAAGCCGCAGCCATCAGGAAAGGCAGCTAGTCATCATCCGGTTCCACGTTGTCTTCAAACTCAATCTGTTCAAGCGCAATGTCCGCTTCCTGAAGTCGTGAAAGAATATCCGTGATGAACCTTAAAGCCTGAACGTCGGTCTTGTCTCCAATCTCAATTCGCAACGCGAGCACGGCGCAACGGTCGCGTGAGATGGATTTCATATCTTGTAGAAAGAAGTGAGACGACGGCCATCTCCTGTTTGAATTAGCAGTTTTACTTTCTCTACCTTGCCTGATGACGCGAGCTTGTTAAGCCTGTCCATAATACGCCTAGGAGAGCATCCTGCTTTTTTTGAAAGTTCTTCCGCGCTCTTGAATCCTTTTGGAACATTATCTGATTCATTTGCCATCAAAGAGCTTAACCGATCCGCGATCAGATTGGCAGATTCCAACTCTTCGACTCTCTTGGTTTTTCGCATAGGTTTGGGTAGAGAAATTCTTCGTCATATTCACCAAATACCATCCCTGAACTCCACGCCAAGGTGGCCCGCCTCTGGGCTGCGTAGTCCATGTTAGGGATGTCGGCCAGTGTCCCAACGCAGATCCCGGTCGGGTTATCCTCTCGGCGTCCCTTGGTCAGGCAGACCCGGTGCGTATGCGCGTGGATCACGTTCCCAAGTGCTTCAGCGTGGTCTCGGGTCGCGTTCTCAGAATACATGAACCCATGGCAGAGCTTGAAGTTTCCTAGGACTCTCCAGCCCCTGAACAGATCCCAATGTTCGACTAACTCTCCCTTGTTTAACGCAACCCGCGTCCTGATTTTGCGAATCAACTCTTCAGCGAGATCTCGGACGATTGCGTTCTGGTGACTAGTCATCCTCCACAGTCGCGCTTCATGGTTTCCACAGAAGACTAGATTGGCCCGTATCTCCTTTAGAAACGAAAGCCCCGCGTCAATGTCGGGGCCGTTAGGTCGAGATTCATCTGAGGTTCCTTTCGCTCCCGATCTCCAGCAAGCGAGATCCACGAAGTCGCCAAGGTGGATTACTTTGTCTGGCTTGAATCGCTGGACGAATCTGACAACTGCGTCGTGATTGATCGGGTCTATCAGGTTTCCGTGGGAGCAACCGACTACTACAAACCGTTTACGTTTTCGGCCCTGAGTGATTCGTTTGTTCATTTTGAATCGCCATCTCAGCTATAAGGTTGGCTGCGTAGGCTATACCATCTATAATGCTATCCTCTTTGTAGCCGCCTTCAAGCCTTGAGTATTTCACGTCAAACATCGCCGCCGCTCCGATGCGTCTGGCCTCGTTGTGTGACAGCGAAATGCCGATTGATTTTGCGACCGCGATCAAGGCAAGCCATCGCCCATTCTCCCAAGTATCGGCATACTCACCTCCACGTTGACTAAACACGGCCGCAACTTTCTTGAGCGACTCGGTTGCGTTCCGCTCAAACCGCATTTGCTTTTTACTCATTCAGCTTGTCTTTGCCAGTAGGGCATGGGCTTTAGACCTTTGGCTTCTCGTAGTCCTCGAGAGGCGTGTTCACCAACTTGAGCAGATCCTGCCAATCCGCGTCCGTCGGTTCGTGCTTGTCCTTCCAATCCGCCCAAATCTTGTAGGCGGCGGGGATGCCGTATTGAGCGATGAGCTGGACCCAGATCATGGTGTGGCCTTTCCGATGAAGGTGTTGATGGTGACGACGAGGGAAGTCGCTGCGGCCACCAGGTCAGCCGGGGCGGATCTCGACAAGTCGAGCTGGGCCGTGGCGATGGCCGTGTTCATCGCTACCTGATACTTGAGATGGGCGGCCTTGATCTTGGCGCGTTGGTCCGGGGTAATCTTACCGGCCTGGTAGGCGTCGTGATAGACCTTGAGCGCGGCATCCACCGCCGTGGCCACCGAGCGCAGTGTCTTATAGCTGGTCGTGCGGCAGGCCACCGCACTTGCTAGGCTTAGGACGAGGAGGAGTAGGAGGAATCGTTTCATTTCAGGTTGTCCTTCATGTGGTTCAATGTGGCGGTTTCTTCGATCGCGTTCGCCGGAGTCTGGCCCTGGGCGACGGAGAGAAGGGCCGTGAGTGTCTGATTGCGGCGCACGCGGTCCTCCCACCAGGACCAGCCGAAGGAGACGATGATCGTGGCCACGCCGGAAGCGAGCTGGGTGATGTCCACACCCGCGTCCTTGTTCGCGCCTGCGGCAATGGCACCGCCAAATGTGGCCAAACCATAGCGGATGCCCTTGGCGAAGATTCCCGTGAGCAGATTGATGATGAGTGCTTTGTTCATGCTTTGTCCTTGTTCTTCCTGAAGATCGACCACGCCGTCAGCAGCCCGACGAGGATTCCGATGCACAACGATGAGATCCGCAGCCAAAGTTCGACCTCTTGGATCGTGGAAACGCCTACTGATCCAAGTGTAGCCGACATCCCAACCGAGCCTTTGAGCAGTTGCGCGGAGTGGTCATCAAAAAAGTTTTTGATCATGGGATAATCCTTACCGGCCAAGCACGGATTTTAGGAGCAACCTCACCGCATCAGCCAACTGATCTGGAGTCTGAGTTTTTTCGTCGAGAGCTTTGAGTAGGCTTGTCAGCGCAGCATCGTCGGCATTGATTTTGTTCTCGGCCAGTTGTGCTTTCGCAGCCTGTTCAGCCAGCACAACAGATTCGTCCACGACAACGTGCTTGTTTGCGGCGGCGTCCCATTTTACCAAGCTAGTCATACCATCTGGTCCACCCCAGAACTGTTCTGCTTCTACGATTACCTCGTCATCCGCAAGAGCCTGGTCGGTGAAAGGGACAGAGGATTCGGAGCCGATTTTGAAGATGCGTTGTGACATAGTTTTAGCGGGAATACTTAGCTCCGTAAACATCGACGTAGGTGCTGACTCCAACGCCGGGAGCGTTGGTCGTGTTTTTGTAGTAGATTGTGTTGTTAGTGCTCAGAGGATGCCATCCAGAAGCCGCTACAAAGTTTCCAGCGACTGACACGTATCCACCAAAATTTGCAATTACGTTTGTTCCATCTAGGCTAACTCCAACCGTTAATGGAGCGGCTGCTACTGTAGTATAAGTATACTGGAAGCATGACCACATTTCTGTCGCGGCATACTTTGGGCATATTGCATCCGCCGTTAAAACAGTGAGGCTCGTCTGGGTTCCGGCGGATAGGATTCGGTTGAGGATCGTTCCCGGTGTCTGATACATGAACGAAACAGAATTGGCCGAGTCTTCCCTAGTTCGTGTTGGAGCAATGATCGAACCTGAATCGGTAATGAAATGGCCTATCCATCTGCCCAAAGTTCCGGACGCACGTTGTCGTGCAGATCCAAAATAATTTGTTGCCGGAGGATTCTCCGCGAAGGCTTCGAGCACGGGGAGCGAGTTGGACACGGAAGCGTAGACAGAATACATGGTTGAGGCCGCCAGCCCCGAGACGGTGAGTGTGCTTGCTGGTAGGGAGTAGACTTGATTACTGACATTGTGATACCACGATCCAGCGGATACGGCTATTGCTGCATTGCCTGATTTTGTGACCAGTAGCCCACGGATGAAAGCGGTGTCGACGTTTGGTACCGCACTATCCTCTATTGCACCTGTGCTGGCATTTCGAGTCAGCATAATCGACGGGCTGGCGTTAGTTGCATTGCCTAGCAGTGTGACAGTGCTGCTTGCCGTAACATTAGTTGCCCACACACCTCCACTGGCTCTGAAATTGCCAGCAAAGTAATTTGTTCCATATCTTCCAATAAAAATATTTTGGTTTGTCAAATTGTCGTAGATTCTAAAAGTAGAACCGTATGCATACACATCCCAGCTTTGGGTTGTAAGAGTTTGATCGGCCAGTCTTAGTGCGGAACCAGCCCCAGCTAGTGTCAAAGTGGGAACCACGCTGTTTGTGATATTTACTCTGCTAAGTCCGACAATTGTATTAGTGACAATTAAACTTCCAATGGTAGCAGAACCTGATGCAAGAGTGGTAAAGTTGGTGGAAACACTCGGAACCGCGCTATCCTCAATCGCACCCGTGGTAGTGTTACGCGAGAGCATGATCGACGGGCTGGAGTTGGTGGCGTTTCCAAGGAGTTTGACCGTGCTACTTGCCGTAACAGTCGGTGCCCAAACACCTCCAGCAGCTCTAACAGAACCGGAAAAATAGTTCGTGTTCTGAGAAATAATTGCAACGTCTCCAAGAAAAAGATCATCGTAAAGGTGTAAAATTTGATTGGTGTTATATAGGTATAATGTTTGCCCCGAAGCTGGATCACGATCAACAAACACAAGTCGAGAGCTAGGGTCCACGGTTAGGGTAACATTTGGCGCACCGATACCACCAGGAGTAAGTGATACCGATCCTGCAACTACTTGGCCTGTCACGCTCAGGCTTCCCAGTGTAGCAGAACCAGCCGCAAGGGTGGTGAGGTTGGTGGAGGCTGCAAACACGACCTGATTTACTCCATTAGTGGTCAACCTCATTTGCCCACCCGCAATCAATCCATTGGTCATGGCTCCAATGGCCGCGATGTTGGTTAAGATAGCGGAGCCGCCTTGACTCGCGTTGAAGAAGTTGCTAGCTGTGGTAAGCTGGTTGCTAACGACGAGCAGTTGTGCGGTGGAGGCACTACTCGCTACCGTAGCAGTTTCTACTATATCTCCAGAAGCCGTTTTCCCAAGAAACGAAACAACCGTGCCATTGGTTTTTAACGTATTTGCACTCACCGCACCAAAGATCGTGGTCACACCATCACCGATCAGTATTGCGTTTGTAGGGGTGTTTGCGCCTTGAAACTGTGAACGAAGCCAAAGATTACTGGTTGCTGATACAACCATGTCCTCATCTCTAGGCGATTGACCCTCATAGTTTGAAGCAAAGAATGGGTAGTTTGACGAGGAAAGAAACCCAACCGAGTTTCCGCTAACCGGAGAAACCAAAACATGCCCGCCAAACAAATTTGGAAATGTTATAACACTTGCACTTCCATACAGATAAACATTGGTCAGCTTTAACTGAGATGCAACAATCGTCGTCCCACGAAGAGTTGTGTTTGTCAATAGTGCCCCAGATTTGATCGTCAGCGTGGTATTGGTTGCAAACTGGTTTGTGTTGAACGATCCCGTCAGGTAGTTACTTCCAGCCAACCGTGCTTCACTGATGAAGTTCGACCCACCCGGTCCGGTCATTCCTGCGACGATGTTCGTGACCTGCGCGGATGTCTGTCCGTTGGTTGGACCACCCACTTGGGCAACCCAAAGACCGGACTGGTAGGACTGGACCTCGGCGGTGGAGACGTTCCAGATGGTCATGCCGTTGCTGACGACGTTCAGCGCGTCCCTCTGGGCCGTAGACAGGTAAGGAGGGACCACGCCGCCAGAAAGAGCACCGGCAAATCGGACGTTGCCGGACAGGTCGCCGCCTGTGACAGGAAGAAAAGGAGCGTCAGCAGGCACAACGCCACCATTCGCATCCTTGTAGAGCTGGGTGAGCGCATACGTTCCCGAGGTAGGAACCCAGATGATGAACGGGTCGCGTGGCGAGATGCGCACGTTGTAGCGTCCGCCAACCAGGTCGGTGGAGAACACGCCGTTGGTGGCGATGACTAGCTTGGAAGAACCAGCCACAACCGACCCGCCCGAAGTCCCAGGCAAAGGGCTTGGCGTAAACAGTATATTTGTCGTGGTCGCCGTGCCTGTGATGTTTACTACTAGGCCGGTGACGGTTGTGGCTGATAAGGAAAACCCCGCCAATAGCAGGGCCACTAGCGGGGCAATGAATTTCATGGTGTTGGAATCAGACTTGGTATGCAAAAACAGTGACTTCCTGACCCGACGAGCCGCCTAGAAGGTAGAAGCTTTCTCCAGCCTTGGGATGAATGACGGCAAACTCTCCAGCATCAAGCGAGTCGGTGTAATACTTTGTCCCGGCTTGGTCGGTCCCTACTTGCACCGTGTAAAGATTATCCGATGAAGCAAGGATGACGATGACCTTGGCCGTGGTGCTGGTAAGCGTGCCAAGCGAAAGTGCGGCGGCGGAGGTGCCAACGATTTGAGTGGTCGTCAAAACGTCATTGCCTGCGGGAGGTGTCGCAATGGACTTGGACCCAGCGATCTTGCCGCCGGTATCCATGGTCGCAGCGATGGAAAAAGAAAGGGAAGCGGTGTTCGCCATGCCAAGCGGCACGGGGTCAACTTACCACTTGGACATCGGGCAGAAGGGCAGTTTGCGCCAAGGCTCGCGCCTCATCGTTGACCGCAGGCAAAGTCCTTCATGCGGGCGAATGCAACGGTCCATGGTTCCGAACCAGTCGCAGCCTCGGCAGATGGCTTGCTTGTCCTCCTCGCTGATGACCTTGGCTGGCAGTCTAGATGTGGATTTGAAGCGCAGCGGTGTCACTCAGCGGTTAGAGGGATGGTGACGGCGAAGGCGTCGTCGGACGTGATGTCGATTTGGACCGTGGTTGAGTTGCCGCCAACGCAGGGAGAGTAGATGCCGGACCCTTGATAGGTCGCGATGCGGGTTGGCGGCGGGTTGGCTTCCAGTGTCGGTCCAGAGAAGTGGACGCACGACGTGACAACAACGGTAGTTGAAGTGGTGTCCGCGCAGGACGGGATTGCACCATGAGTCAGCGTCCCAGTCGTGTCGGTCCTCGAGGCCAGCATGATCAGGCCGCTCGCGCTGGTGATCATGTCACGCCACGCCGATGGGATTGCTTCCAGAGATCCAGCGCCGCCATCGCCCACCTCTAGGAACTCAACATCCTTCGTGCTGTATAATGGGGTGGGACTGGTGCTGTCGAAACCGTTCTGGGCATTGACGGCGAACGATGACGGGCCAATGGCGCGCACTCCGGTTTCGGACACGTAGAACTTGGTGGAATTTTCAGGCGCACCGATGGCCGGCCCGTCGTATTGACTCACGGACATGGCGTCTCCGATTCGTTTGAACGTCTTCCTGTTGCTATTAAGAACCAGTGGCAGCATGACGCGCGCGCTGGTCAGCAGGTTGATCGCGCTGGAAAACTGGTTGAAGATGTCGGCCTTCATCAACGTGTTCGGGATAGGCCCGAAGCCAGTGGGCCGGTCACTCCTATCAACCAGCGGCATGAAGGTAAAGGAACGCCCACCGAAAGCCTCGTAGCACATGGCCTCGTAGCTAAAATCAAAGTAGGCCGGGCTTGCCAAAGAACACGCGAGGTCGTTGGTTGTCTGGCCGTCGATGTAGCCCTCGCACATGGCGCGGATGTAAAGTTCCATCTGCGTGAACTGATCCACGATTACCTTTGTATCTACGCTGTTTTGCTTATCGTTTCCGTCGTCGTAGGGCAGCGGCACGAGCTTGGTGAGCGTGAACATTGGATAACACGTCCCGCGAACATGGCTCCAGTCGGTCCACACCTCAGTTTCAAGCGCGCCGTCGCCGATCTTATCACGGTCGCAGTCAGTCCCGTTGTATTGATGGAAGAGGTATTCCCGAAGCCCGTTCTCGTCGGTCCGGTAAGCCTCGGAACGGATGTCGGTCAATGACCACGAACTTGCAACACTGGACACCGAAGCGGGCGCGGTGGACGTGGATTGCATCCGTGTTTTCAACGTCACCTTTACAAGTCCATCGGTGTCGTATTCCGCCGACTCTATCTCGTAGGGCGCGGCGTATACTTGGCAGGACTTGTAAAAGTTGGAGAGGTCGCCTGAACTGGCCGACCTGTATGCGTTGTTGTTGCTGCCTCCGGCGTAGCGGTAGCCGGGAGGGGCTTCGGGCGCGAGCGAAAACTTGTCTCCATAATTAAAGTGGGCCACTAGGTCCGCTTTGCCAAGGTCGAATAGCTGGCGGTTGTAAAACTGGCAGCGTTCAACAAGTGGGAAATAATCCGAGTAGCTGTCAGGTTTCCAGATGCTTGAGTAGTTGTTCTGGTAGGCGCGGAAATTCACGCGGAGCAACCATTCATTCGTCCAGCCCTGCGCGGCTGCGGCGGGCGCGATCAGGCTAGCGATGGCTTCCCATGGGTTTGTGGATACGCCGGAGACGGTGTTGGTCGGGTTGAACCAGAGGACCGACTTGCCATTGATCACGGCATACTTGCGGAGCAACTGGCGCTTGATAAACCGGACGTGTTTGGAGAGCTGGCGTGCGGCCTCAAAGACGGCGTTCTGATTCGTGGCATCGTCAGCGGCGGGTAGGAGCGCGGAGCTGCGACCGACCACGCCGCATTTGCTAAAATAATCCTGACCGAGTTGTTTGCCCTGGCTGAAACTTGTGCCCGTCAGGTCGGATCCTTCGCTGGCCGCACCAAGTCGAGTCAGCAGGTAGGCGTCATGGACTCCCGGCTTGTAAGCGTAGGTCTCAGCAAGCTCGACACTGAAGCTGCCGGTGCCACGGAATGTAAGCGCGCTGGTGAGCTTGACCGAAACCACTGACCCCGCTGCGACGGGCGTGGCGAGTAGCGAGACGATGCGGCCAGCCTGGTCCGCTCCAAGCGTCGCCGACGCGATGACGATTCCGTCCGATAGGATTGAGACAGCGGTGTCATTGTGGTTGGTGCCGGAGATGTAACAGGACGTGACGACGAATGACGGATTAACCGGGTAATACGACTGCGATGAGGTGTTACACTGGAGCGTGTCACCGACCGCCTTGGCTGTGGTGGTGGAGAAGAGCGGATAGACCGCCTCGATGATGTTGTCCTCCGCGTTGGCGAGGAAGCCCCTGCAAGGCGCGAGGTGGTAGTAGGAGGTGAAGAAGTCCTGCCAGTCGGGTGTTCGGGTTCCGATGCGCTGGCTGGCCTGTTCCGGCGTGCCACGGAAGGTTTGCACCCAAGCGTTGAGGATGCGCGGGAGATGGTTGCCGAAACGTTTTGTCAGCTTCGCGCCTTCAGTCTTCGGGCCTGCTATCCAAGTAAAGTAAGGCAGGACAGTGACTCCGGACGCCTCGAAGACGTAGTATGCTTCCGGTCCTTCGACGTAACCAACAATGCACGAATTATAGGTCTTCGTGCTTGCATCGTTCAGGTTGGTGAACTTGATGTCATACTTGGGCGTGGCTTGGATGTCCGTGTCGCCATCGCCGCAGTCGCCATTCTGATGGAATAATGGTTGATATCCGCCGTAGCTGTTGCCATGCGGGGACTGGTTGCTTGACCGGATGTAATAGGCCGTGCGCGCGGCGTCCCATGAGACAGAGGAAATGAGTCCAGTGGCGATGTCCACGGAACCGCGTTGCATCTTGGTGTTCTCCCAGATGACACCATCGGACGCGGAGGCGAGGACAAGCGGAACGTCGGCCATGCGCGAGACCTCTGGGAACAGTCCTGTGGAATCAGACCCATGGACGAAGACAGGCGCGAGGCTGGAGAGGTTGGCGCCCTCGGGTTCACCAGGAGGCGTGGTGGGCCATTCACCATCGGTAGGAGAGACAGCTTGATACTCGGTAAAGAATTCTCCGAGCGACGGAAAGAGGTAGCCGGAGGCGTCGGGATTGCGAACCTGTTTGAACAGTGATAGCAGGTAGAACGTGATTCTCCAGTCGCCGTCGGCTATGCCAGAGCGGAGCCGGTCATTGAAGGCGAGGGCGAGCTTGCGAAGCTGGGTCGAGGTGATGGCCTCGCCAGCCTCGACCGTGGGGGCGCGTTGGAAGGTGATCGCCATGGATCAACCCCAGCGGGCGTCTTGCGTGGTTCCTGAGCCGAGCAAGTTTTTCTTCACCTCGACCGACGTTCCGCCATGGGTGGAAACAACATCAGTCGTCGCTGACGGCCTAAGCTGGATGGAATCGATCAACTCTAACAAGCGGTTGTAGTCGTCGCCTGTAACAAGTGAGCCATGAGATTTGCGAGGAGGAATTGTCACGACTCAAATTTGTAATAGACCTCAGACCACATGGCATAGACCCAGCCGGTGGTTTCTAGGAGCTTGTTGCCGCCGTCGTAATCAGTCCCGAAGTCACGACGACGCCAGCCCCACTTGGTAAACTCGGCAGCTACGGAAGGCTGGTCGGGAAGCGCGGCCTGAACGGTGGCAGGGATTGATTCGAGCGTGATTAGTGCCGTCGTGGTGTATACCTTAGACACGGCGTCGATCTTTACCCGTGGCGTGTATTTCGGGGAGAAGAACCGACGCCGCAACAGTGAGAAGTAAGACACTTCGTAGGACGTGAGCCCCATTGCCAACATCCGATAGAACTTCTCGTTGATGTTACCAGTTCCAAGACTGATCGGTAAGTCGGCCCACTTGGAGCCGTCACGGATGCCTTGATTGAAGACCGCTTGAAACTCAGCCGGATCACCGTAGACCTTCGCCGATTCCGCCACGTCCGGGTGACTGAATCCGTCGCGTGTGATGTTCTCTGTCTTCCAAGACCATTGGTCTGCCGGTTGCGCGGTGGGGTCGTCTGGATCTCCGGCGAAGGTTGCCTCCAGAACCCAGGCTCCGCCTCGCTCACCTTCTTCCACGGACCAGCCATCGACCACGAGGGCGTTGCGCTGGGTGCGGATCTCCGCCTTGCGGCCTTCCCATTTTTGGCGGGTGATGATGCCGCCTTGATCGGTCCGGCTGTAAAGCCGCTTACCGACTACTAGTGCGCTGCCTTTGAACGTGCTCATTCTTTTACCTGTCGCAGCACGACGCCGCTGGTGGTCATTACCCGCTGCAATTCTTTAAGGATAGTGAGTCCTTCCATGCTGGCATTGACGCCGTAAGCCGTGCCTGAGGCAGCGCCGCCTATCGCGCCTAGTGTATCAGACTGCGCCTGTGACACGGCCGCGTTCTGGAAGGAGGCGCTACTGCCCGCTCCGTTGTAGGTAGCCTGTAAATCCGCAGCAGCGGCTCGGAGCTTTGTGGCCTCTGTATCAGATGCCGCGCCCATGCCTGAAATTTGTTCGGCTGTAAAATTTAGCTCGTTGATCTTATCAAGAATCAATGCCCGCTTCTCCTCGGTAGTCAGGAGCGCTTCCTGCGCCCGCTGCTGGGCGAAGTATTCCTCAGTCTGAGCCGCGGCAAGATCGGCCTGCTGCTTCACGACAAACGGATCTTCAACCTTGGGCTTGTTGGACTTTTCGTTAGCCTTGTCGATTGCACCCTGGACGGAATTCGGAGTTTTCTTTTTCCCAAATGAACCAACGGTTGATGTATATATATCAGATGCAACACCGGCAGTTATGTGTGCTCCACTGATTTTTTGGCGGTAGTCGAGTGCTATTATGTCCTTCAGGTATCCAAGATTTTTAACTCCCATCGTCTCAAGGTTGTTGTCCCCGTAGTCTGTTTTATTTTGAGATGTAAGCGTCGCGGTTGTGAACGCTTTCGCTGCGCCCTTGCTGCCAAAGATGTCGCCTATCGCCCCGATGGACCCGGCTCGACCAAGTGTAAGCGACTTGGCTCCTATCTTCTCCAGTATCTTGTCCGCCTTGACTGACGGATCAAGGATGTCCTCCACCGATACACCAAGCCTTTCAAACGAGGCCCGCAGCTTCTCGTTGCCCGCCGCGGCATCGGATCGGCTGGACTCCAGCTTGTTGAACGAAACCTCTACGTCCTCAATCTTAATGCCCGTGCCAGCCAGTGCGCGCTCGACCCGTAGGATCGCTCCCACGGAAACGTCGAGACGGTCGGCCATGTCGGACACGTTATCCGCGACGTTCACTACGTCATAGCCGAACTTGAGCGCTGCCGCTCCTAATGCAGCCGGGCCGAACCTCGCCAACAGGCTCCCCTTTAGGGCGTCCTTCAGTCCGTCAAATCTGCCAGATGGAGCGGTCTTTTTCTCGAACCCGCCAAATGCTTCCATGCCCACCTTTTGTTTGCCGCCAGCATTGGAAACATAACGCTCGGAATCCTTGGAGAACTTCTTCGCGGACTGCGTGGCCTTCTTTAGGTTCTCCTCATACGCCGACGTGTCCAGGGAGAGAATGCCCTTGAGGTTAAAGCCCATCGTTCCCTCCCGCGTTTCTTAGGTGAGACTCCATCAAATCTTTTCCATCTTGGCTGGCAAAGAAATCATCCCCGGCCTGTTGCGCCGTGGCGTATTTTTCAGCGTGGTCATCTGGTAACAGACGGACAACGCCTAGCTGCTCATTCAGAACGGTGTAGTCCCACATGGAAACCAGCCATGGACGGTCAAGGAACTCGTCCTCCGTGATGTGTAGGTGGCGCATAAGCGACACCTTGACCGCTTGGATCTCCGGCACAGAGCTAGGCTCCACTTCCTTCGAGCTGAGAACCTGGAAGCCAGGGCATGAATTGGACGACTCAACATAGTCGCAGAACTGGACCCATTGAGATGCCCAATCAACCGGTGTTCTCGCCCAAAGCTTCCACCATCGGCCATGGGTTATCCTGAAACAGAAACGGTCAAGCAGGCCGGGAAGATTTCCGCCAGTGATGTCATCCAATGCCTCCGCGTAGGTCTGCGAGCAAATCACCACGGACAGCGCAAGGCTACCAGGCGTGCATTCGATGGGAACGAAACGCCTTAGCAATAGCTTATGGCCGGCTGACAGCGGCCTGAGCTTGACCCCTAGGATTCTCGGAGGCTCGCTGTAAACCGCCTCAATGAAGGCGGGTGAGTCCATGGATTAGCTGACGGCGGCGGTGATGTCGTTGGCTTCGGTGGTGAACAGTTCCAAAGCGATGCTGGCCAGCCCAGAGTTGGTCCTGCTGACACGGGCGGAGCGGACAAGATACTTGCCGGTGTTGGTGGACTCGTAAGGAGTCGCGGTGTCTCCGGCATCAGCGCAGGTAACGACGGTTCCAGGGGAGGGGACATACTTCCCGAGATTGGTGTAAGCGGCAGCAATGGTAGCGCCTGTCGGAATTACATTAAGCGAAAGCGTCTTCTTGAGATTGGAAAAGACAACGCCGGCCGAGTCGTCGCTTTCATCCATCAGCATCGTCTCGTTCGCGTCGCGTGTGAGGTCAATCGACTGGATCTTGCTCGTTGGTTCCGTGGCGTGGAATCCCGTGAATGTGAAACCTGCCACGCCGAAGACCACGCCGATGCCTTTGATTGTCGCCATGCTAGGCGACGCGGCGTCAACTTAATGACGAAGGACCGCAGTAGAGCATGAGGTCTGTGGTCTGTGACCAAACATCCTGCGACTGGCTAGCTGCGGCGCTACGATCTCTCCAGCCCATGCACGTCAAGCCGATGTCCTGTGAGGTGTCGGACGCGGTAAGAGCCGAGGCTGTCACGTCATCAACCAACGTGTCGGAATGGAGCGCATCGCCCACGGCAGATGCCAGATCAGCGAAGCCGTTTCTTGTTCCGATCAGTATCCCGTCTGCCGCTTCCGGCGATGCCTTTGACTCTACTGACACCTGCACCCAGTAGTTGCCGGAATCATATGGCTCCTCCTGGCTCGACACCGCGCTGACAACCACGCAGGGCGCGCTCTTCTCCACGCCAGATGTGCCGATATAGACCCGCTGGCAAGCCTCGGGGCCACCAAGCGAAATAAGGGCAGCGGACACGCCGGGAGAGGTAAGGATCAATCGCGTTAGCGCCTGCTCTACTTTCAATGAAACGTCGTTGTAGCTCATGTCAGTTTTTTGTTTTCCCGTTCGGCCATGGCTTCGAGAGCCTTGCCTAGGTCGTAACTCATCTTGGTGCGTTCCTCGGCAAACGCGGTCGAAAGAATTCTGCTGGCATTGGCCCATCGGTTCGCGTAGCCGACGTGGTTCTCGAAAATGATCTCAGACTTTCCGTCTCCGATTTTCTTGATGACCGAACCTGGGGCGTTGTGGTGGCGGGTGATCCATGATGGTGGCGCCTTATCAGCCCGCACTTTTCCTCCTAGCCGAGTCAGCGCCCTATTCCATGCCGCCTTAGCCCAGCCAATATGAGACTCAAGGAACGCGATGTAGGCTCGGGCCGCGCTCTTACTTACCACTAAACCAGGAACAAGAATTCCATCGGAGGAATGTTTGTAGCGCCTTGAAACCGTATTGCCGAGAGTGCTGACGAAATCCTTAAACTGTAGTCCGACTGGATTGCCACGTGATCCTCTGTGTTCCGCGTGAAAAGCACGGATTTCCGCGATGCCCGCGTTTGGCTTGTATTGTTCTCTACGGCAAAAGAAACCCTTACCGTCCGGTCCATTGAATAACCAGAGCCACGCCCGATTCGCCCGCTGTTTTCCGGACCTCTTCAGTCCTGCGGCGATGTCGCGGTTCACCACCATCAGCACGCCAGCTTTTGCGGCAGTCCCGAACACGTCGCGGCGGATTGCTTTCTTGCCGGAGTCGAGCTGCTGCTTGAAGTCGCCCGCCATGGCTCCGACGGTGGGAGGGGTTAGGACTATAGCGCGATGGACTATGCGCCTAGCGGATGTAGTCAATACTTGCTGGGTGCTTTTACCCAACTCGCGGACGTGACGCCGGGCGATGTCCCGATAGTCAATATCTCCAAAGAAAAGAACAGGCTTCATGCTCCCTTGCCGTAACGGCTGCACTCCAGCCGGTGGAACGATCCATCCGGTGAGGCGGACACGGAATCGATCACGTATTGTTTATCCTCGTAGGTGACGACGCTCTTCACGCGCGGGGGCGTGGCCATCACGTCGGTCTTGACGTAGAGCCTCAATCCCTGATCCATCCCTAGACCGCCCGTCTCCAGATTAGCTGAGAGCGAAGCCATGGACGCCACGCACGGGATCTGCGTGCCAGAGAAGGTAAAGTATGAGCCAAGCTCGCGGTGTAATCCTTCCAGCGCGCTGGCGATGTCGGAGGCGAATGGCATGAAATAAAAAGGGCCAGCCAGTAGATCCGGCTGGCCCTGTTGATTGTTATGAGTGAAGGAACTTAGCCGATAACAACGGCGAGGTGCTCGGGCTTGATAACTGAGAAGCCGTAGGCAATAGCGACTTCATACTTCACCATGCGCTGGCCAGGCCACATCGTCAGCTCAAAGCTAATGCCGCTGCGAGGGTCGGTGATGACCTGACGATCCGCGGCCAAGTCGCCCGCTTGGAACTTGGGCAAACGAGTGGCGAGCGTAATCGCGTTACGGGCGAGGGCCAAGTTGCGCGTAGAGGTGGCGAACACCGTGATAGCGCGGGTGGCGACGCCCTGAGCCTTCAAGAGACCGGGAGCGGCGAGGGTGATAGTGTCACCAGAAGCGGGGTTCGCACCGGCGAAAACAACGGACGCGACGATGTATTTGTTCGTGTCGTTGGCGAAGGTGATGATATCGCCCGCGGCCACGACGCCCGTGCCGGCGGTCGCCAGCGGAATGACAGTCTGTCCTACGGTGAAGGCGGCGCTGGTGCTGGTGGCGCTGGCCATGGCTCCGGCAGTCACGGGAAGGATCGCAGCGGATTCTCGGACATCGAAGCCATAGATGCGACCAAGGGTGCCCTCACGGAGCAGTCCGCTATCGCCAGCTTCGTTGACCTTGTAAAGGTTAGAGATACCACGGAACGCGGCACCGGCAGTCGTATCCATCACGATACTGCGGTCAGTCATCGGAGCGCCGTTGTCGTCGAGGATCTTCTTCGCGTTAGCCCAGTCGGCGAGCACGGGAGCAGTGCCGGCAGTCGCACCGAAAGCGCGGGAAGCGCCAGCGTATGCACCAGTCCAGACAGCCGATTCGATGGCGTTTACATGCGCTCGGAAACACTGCGAGAGCTGATCAACCATGATCTTCTCGAGTCGGGGGCCAGTGTTCAGGCCGAACTCTTCCTCAGCGGTCCAGTTGAACCCCTTCACCTTGTAATTCGTGATCGCGAGGGTCTTGCTGGAGATAGTCTGATCAACAGCTGCGGTGACGGCCATGGACGGCGCAATGTCGCCAATCGCTTCGCCGGACGGAGCGACGGGAGAATATACGGTCTGGCCCTTGGCGATCACATCGGACGCGGCGTCCAGATTGACAGCCGAGATAATTCCGACAAGTTCTCGGGAAACAATATCCAGCGCCTGATAGGCTGGAGCAATGAGGTTGGTGAGTGTATTAGCCATAGTGGGTCAGTGTGTGATTTAGGGTTAAACGATGCGGCCACCGGTCTTGATGAATCCCATTTGATCGATGGGTGTCATCGCGCTGAATTCAGAACGGGTCTTGGTCTTATCTCCAGACTTGGCGCTGTCGCCAGCTTGGAGGACAGGAGGAACACCAAGGCTGGCATTGATCTCTTGCGCCTTATGGGAACCAGCAGCCTTGACCTTAGCCTCAAAATCAGACGTGGCTTGCGCGATGGCTTGCGCGGCAGCTTTATCAGCCTCCGCCTTGGCGTTGTCGCGCTCCTCGGAAAGCTTGTCGTTGGCTTCCTTCAACTCCTCAACGCTGGCCTTGAGCGCGGAAATTGCGGAGGTGTTGGCTTCCTGCTCGGCTTTCAGCGCGAGATCAGCGGATCCTTTAGCTTCGATGGCGGATGCAAGCTGGCCTTGCAAGTCGCCGATAAGCTTCTTCGAGTCTCGAAGAGAAAATAGGTTCAACATTTACCTAGTCTACCCGAGTCAACTTAGCTTTCATGTAAGAGTTCAGGCTCACCACCACATCATCTACCATCCCGACAGCCATGGCTTCCTCGCCGTCAAAGGTCTGGCCTTGCATTACATCGTCGGCCACATTGCCAGATCGCCCTTCGTTAACTGCGTCCTTGAATTGCTGATAGGTGCGATCAACCCCGGCTTGGAACATGGCGCGCTCGTCATCAGAGAGCGGGCGGAAGTCGGATCCTGACAGCTTATACGTGCCGGCGGAGATAGCGTTGACCTTCACGCCTTCGTTCTCCAACTGGCGGGAACGGTCTAGGAGCAGGCAATAAACACCAATGGAACCGATGCACGCGCTAGGCGTAGCGATAACGTCGCCGCATTGGCTAGCCATCCAGTATGCGGCAGAGCAGCACTCGCCATCGACAAGGGCCGTGATCTTCTTGGTGGCGTTTACGCGGGCGATTAGAGATCCAGCCTCGGGAATGCCAGTGACGGTGCCGCCCGGAGAATTGAACCAGAGGAAAATTTCCAAGACGGCAGGATCTTGTTCGGCTTCCTCGATCTGTTCGCAGACCTCATCCACGGAGCAACCGCCACACTCCATCTCCATTCCTGAGAGGTGTTTGCCGAGGATACCGAAGACCTTGATCAGCCGGGCGCCGCCGTAGTCCTGGCACATGTCATCCTCCTCGTCTGGCATGACATCGGAAACCATGTCAGCACGGACGGTCAAGCGTGTCTCTAGCAGGTCAGCGATGGCGTTGAGCCGTTCAGGCCGAATCATCCACGGCTCACGATGAACTTTAGAGAGGATGCGCGGAAGGTTTCTCATGTGATTATTCCTCACTAGTGGCGGAGGTGTCAGGCGGTGGCTCGGTGAGGGTGAGTGAGGTATTATCCGCAGGGTCAGAGATAAGTGAGAGGGCTTGCTGGATGCTGATGCCGTGCTTCGAGGATAGACGGCCGGCGATGGTGAGAATCAGATCAGCCTCGCGCTCCTTCTCGGCGCGCACTTCGTCTATATCAAATCCGCGAGCGCCGCAGACTTGGCGAGCAGTGCGGACGCCAGCGCGCATTTCACCAAGGGCCACGTCGCTGCTATACTTCTCATCACTAGTCAGTTCCGCAGCGGTCTGGTAGGTCCATTTGAACCACTCGTCGGAGTAGGGGAGCAACCCGAGCTTGGCGGCTTTACTGAGCCGGAAACCATCGAAACGGCGGATAGCTGGAAGCAGCAGCATCTCCTGTAATTGCCTGATTCGTCGGTTGATCTTGGCAACAACCACACGACCGTTCTGTCCGCCCATGCCAGTTGGATTAAGGGAGAAATCATAAGACCATCCCAAGCCAGCGAGACCACGCCGAATCATCTCAGACTCGAACTCTCGTTCGTTTAGCGTGGGGTTGTTGTTGTCTAGAAACTCAAGGGACGATCCTGTTCCGGCCTTGTAATATCTGTTGGTTACGCCATCCGTGCGCTCAGTGCGATACTGGAGAAGCGCGTCGGTGTTTCGGTTGGAATCCAATCCAGTATCGTTGTAGATGCCATATCCGCTCTCAAGGGTGGTCCGCGTTTCGTCAACTGTGCCAGTCTCATTCTTCTCAATAAGACCGACGGACGCGGCGAGCTTGGCCCGCGCTAGTCGGAGTTCAGAAGATTCTTCAATGTCCTGCCAGAGGAACGTGGAGCAGGCGAGCTGTGAGAACCCGCGAAGCTGGCCGGAATACTCGGGTATAAAGCTAAGGAAGAGGGACGCGGCAGGGACATCACGGTAGAAGATAGCGGACGCCTCATCCTGGACACGGTAGCCAATCGCGGACCCGTAGTCGTTAATGATAACGCCATCAATAATCCGAGCTCCGTCGAATGTTCCACCGCTGACTATCTCAAACCCGGAGCTGTAACCGATGCCCAGCGTCGTCGATCCTCCGTAGGCGATGAACGAGTTTGCAATCCGGTGAGCGGGAACGGTCTGCAACTGAGGATAGCCGTCTGGCGTCTCAGTTAGAAGAGTGCCGAAGTCACCATCGCGCAAGACCGACAGGACAAGCTGTCGGCGATACTGACTCATGCTGTAATTCCAGCCTGCCACATCGCACACCTTGTCGTGCTCCATGAGCCATGACTCGGCCGTTGCCCCGTAGCCTTCACGGTCTACACCTGCAAACTGCGGAATGAAGACGGCGCCAGCGAGTAGTGACATCTCCTCGAGCGCTCCACGGACGACGGGGTTGTTGCTGTAAAGCCCACGCCCAGCAGTCATCATCTCAATGCGGCCGCGATTAGTGACGTTGCGGTGGACATCCCTATCCAGTCTCGGACTAGCGCGCCGGCCATCGGTGGGGGTGGCAGACTTGATCAGCGAGTTTGAACGGCCCGCCCAATACACGGAGTCTGTGCCACGGCGGACCGTCACTTTGTAAGCGGGTTCTGCCATGTCAGTAGATCTTGGGGATGAAGTTGCGCGTCGGTCCGAACGAAACGCGGGTGCGGGTCACTGGCACGTCATCGGCGGCGATGGGCCATGCGTCGGGGTTCAGGCGGTTGAGTGCGGAAAGGACGCGCCAGTGCGTCTGTTCTAGGGAATTGACGAGCTGCTTTGTCGCGGTGACATCGCCAGCGCCGACCGCGATGTTGCGGTTGCCAGCCACGATCTGGGACTCGATGTCCTTTAGATCCTGCTCAAGCTGTTGTTCGGAACGGGTGTAGAGGCGCACTTAGAAGTGCGGCCCGCGGCAACTTGGGTCAACCGGCGGAACTCCTGTTCGTCTATCAGCTCTTCTGAAGGGATTTGCATCGACATGAAGTAGGGTGACTTGGGTTGCCCCCACACATGGAAGGGAACCACTGTTATTAATTTAAGTGTCCGTCCGGTCATCTCGGACACATGGAAGGCTTCAAAACATTGGGCGGGTGAAGTCGATGGTAGACGATACACCCTCATCCCGTATGTGATCTCGGTTATCATTTAATTTACCGGCATGGTCTCTATCTCATCAGGCAAGATGCCGAGCATGGTCGCCGCGCCACACTGCATTTTTGCACAGTCGAAGTAGTGGTTGTCTCCACGGTGCAGCCAGATGGGCTTGCCGTTCTTGACAGTCTTGTATTCACTGGCCATCTGTTTGCGGTAGTCCTTCTCCTCGTCTTCCCGCGCATCGCCTGACGGTTCGACCCACAGGCCGCGTTTGATGAGGTGATGCACTCGCTCGGACATGACATCGCTAGCGAACAGGATCAGGCAGCGGGCTTTCCTGCGGCCTTGGTGCGCGGTGCCTTCTCCGGGGTCAACCTCGGTAGGCTCGCTGTAATACTTCTTCACGCGGCGCGGCTTGGGCGTTCCCTTTCCTATCGTGTGCCAGAACATGCAGTCATCTGTGTCCTTGCCCTTCAGCGCGATCCAACCATTCCTTATGCACATGGCGTAAACGCCGTTATCGCCCATGGCTTCGTAGCCGGAATCAACCAGCACCCAGGACGGAGGCACTTTGAATTCGAGCTGCTTTTCGATCAATGCGGCCTCGCCATAAACACGCCCACGGAACAGGCGGCGGCTCTCGCCATGACGGCTCCATGCACGGACGGTGACGTAGTAGAGACCTTCAGCCTGCTTGTCGGCTGTTAAGAATCGCGCAGCTTCTTCGGGCCACTTGTCCGTGGTGATATACTCCACGCGGCGGAAGGCGTGCTCCTCGAAGTCCAAAGACACGGGCGACTTGTGTTGCGCCATGCGCTTCTGCCAGAAGATAACCTTCAAGCCTGGGTCGCCCTTCTTCTCGGCGTTACACGCTACCAGCCATTCTTCAACCAGGTTCTCCCATGGCTGATCGATCACGGCGTTGAAGGTGGCCAGCTTCTTCTTGGTGTTCTCGTCGCCTACGCGCACGTATTCGCCGCCCGCGTTCCAGAAGCGTTTGGTTCGGTGCAGGTCGAGGTGTCCATGGTCGCAGTGCGGGCAATGATAGCGCACGGACGCGAGGCATTTATTAGGCAACCAGAAGCCACGGGAGTCTTTGTGCTCATCCCACTTCATCCCATAGCGCGTGCCGTCGGGCCGTTCACCGGTCCACCTAGTCGGGAACTTCTTCCCGCAAGATTCACAAGGCACGGTCCATTCATTGAACTCAGCACGGTCGCACTCGGTAGGCCAGTCGGGGTTGAGTAGCTCTCCGCCGCCTTGCGATATAGTGACCATCTTGCTTATTCCGATCTTCTCGAAGTCGCCCATGCGTCCGCGAGCTTCGCCAGCCATGCCGCGTTTCCAGCACCACACCTCGTCCCTAAACATCCACCTGATGCCTTTGCTCTGGAGTTTCCGCAGGGCTGGCCCTTTGAAATACACCGGCATATGCGGAAAGATAATCTCGGAGACGCGCTCCTTGTTCCGCTCCGCAGGCATCATAGCGCGGATGTGGCCGGAGCTTTTCAAGATCGGCCATGCGCGGCCTTCGATATGTTCGCGGCAAAGATCCTCGTCGTGAAAGACACACATGACAGGGCCAGGATCGTTTACTGTAATCCAAGGGACGCATATGTCAATCAAGAGCGTCTTACCAGAGCGGGGATGGGCCAGCACGATAACCTCGCGCACGTCGTCGGACTGAATCCATTCCAGCGGCTTGATGAAGTGGCGGCGGCTTTCTATGTCAAACCGCTTTTCACCCGCGAGGATTGGTGGCATCTCAAGCTCTGTTGTCGCCCATTCCCAGATATGCCTGCGGTCGGGCGGCTGGAATAAAGATGTCCAGTTTCTTTCTATCACGTCGCGTCCTGATTATCTTTAGGATGTATTTCCAACGGGCCAAACTCCACCGCCATCGCTCCAAAGACTTCGTAAATCCTATCTGCTACACGGCGGCACTCTGCACGGGCGGAAGATACATCGGTTAGCCCAGCAAGCTTGGCTGGCCACTTGGTCTCTAGTTCTACACGGAACTCATGGAGCCGGTGAGCGCATCGCGTATGGGCAGCGCAGACGGCGGACTTCTCGACCACCATATCGGCATTACTATCATTTAGATGCCGAAGCTTTCTTATCTCTTCGACTAGCTTTTGATCCTTTAGGGCAGATGATCCTTTGTTCGCGCTTACCGCAGACTGACCTGCAGTCTCAAGACATTTCAGCGACCACTCAGGACGGGCCGAGGTTCCACCCTCAAACGGCACCGCCTTGAGCAGCTTCACAATTGTCCGACGATCCATCTTTGTGATCTCGGAAAGCTTTGATACGGAAAATGTTTGATCCTTGCTCATTTTACTTTATCGATACAGTAAAGGCGGAACTTCAGGTATTCACAATACGTGGACAAATGTGCATGGATGTCGCAAAACC